GTAAATTCCGTTTTTGAAACGGGTGTTTTTAAATATTCAATGAATTCTTTTGTTGTTAATCCATTACTCCCTTTGTCTACGATTAATTTCATTTTTTGTTATTTTATAAATTGTAATATTGCTAATTCTTTTGCTTTTGCTTCAACCATAATATCCACATCCAATTCGTATGTATTTGGAAGTGAATTGATATAATCCGAGTGAGCTTGTGGTTTAAGTTTATTATTCTCCTCATGTAATACTTTGGATTCCGAATAATGCACAACGGGTGTAATACCCTTTGGCCAAGTTCCAGCTGCTAATTTAAGTGCTTCTTCTTCTGATAAATCACCTGTACAAAATGTGTGATGATGATAATCAAATACAATTGGTATTTTGATTGCATTGTGGATATACATCAAATCTTTAACAGAGTACATAGATGCCTTATCATCGTTCTCTATTGTAAGTCGTTTTTGTACTGATTTAGAGAGTCTTTGGAAGTTTTTGATGAATCTATCCATTGCAGATATTTTATCTCCGTAAACACCATTACAATGAATATTAATCTTATTATATGGAGTTAAAGATAATCCCATCATATCAAATATTTTACCATGTAATTCCAAATCTGCAATTGTAGCCAAAACTACTTTCTCATTTGGAGAAACTAAAACATTAAATGGTCCTGGATGAGATGTAATACGAATATTGTGAAATTTAGCAAAGTCACCTGCTTTCTTTAACTCACTTTTAATTTCTTTGTAATCTTTTAATTGAGTTAAATCCAAATTATCACCCCAAGGGATGATTGCAGATGATAAACGGAAGAAATGAATCTTATGTTGCCTATTCCACTCTAAAATTTTGATAATATCTTTAGCATTTGCTAATGCCAACTCCGAAACATAATCCAATCCTTTAGAATTGAAAGTTTTCTTCACCATTGAACGATTTGTGGTAACTTTTTTACCCATCGTCATATTAATACATGCATATCCTATATTCATAACTCAAATATAAGAAAAGTATTTTAGATTTCCAAACTTTTTAGTAAGTTTTTATGTTATCGTTATCGCTTTTTAATTTACTTAGTTCACGAATTGAACCTTTTTTTGTATTTAGCCAATATTGAACGGCTTTATGGTTATTTATCCAAATTTTCTTATTATCCCATGGAAAATCAGGATGCATATATTCTTCCCATTGTAATTTAGGCATTTCTTCTTCTTGTTGTGAATCATTTTCCACTATAATTGGAGTTTCTTCTTCAATTGGTAAATTTTTTCCACTATCTTCGATATTTTGTAAATTATTTTCCACTATATCTTCTTTAGTATCACCATACACCTCATATAAACCCAATTTTTCATCATTTTCCATCATTTCGGTTAAAATCTCTCTCTGCTTTTTCTTTTTATCCGAAACTAAACCATTAAAAGCGATAATTAGAGCTACCGCTAACGGGTCAAATACGATTACAATCAAAAATATGAAGAATTTTACAACATTTTTCAATTCCATACCAAATGCTTCAGCAACAAAACGGAATCCACCAACTTCTTTTTCTAATCCTAAATTAGAAATCTTAATTTGGTTGATTTTTTCAGTTTCCTGAGCATTTTCAGTTTGTAAATTGGAAATTTTATCGTTAATTTTAGCAATTTGCTTATCCCTATTATCAATTGAACGGATAAGACGAGAATTGACCTTACCACCATCTAATATTTTACTCTGATTAGTGTTAAATTCGCTAATTTGAGTGGAAAGTTGGGTAATTTGAGCCGTATTTTGGTCAATTTTTGTTTGATGAACGGCAATTTCTCTATCAACTTGCTGTAATTGAAGAGATTGAGCTTGAAAAGCGTTTGAAAGGTATCCAAAAATACCTGCTGAAGTTATTAACATTAATAATCCAACCGAAACAGTAAGATACCATTTGTTAAATCCTTTAATGTTATTCCATTCTTGTTTTAAATATGTTGCTGCAACCAATTTAGCTAACTCCAAAGAACTAGCCATCACCATAACCGATATAGATGCTCCTGCAAAAAGAACACCTAAACCAGTTACAGAGAAGTAAGCTGCACATCCTGCTATAATAATAGCAGAAAATCCTACTAATATTTTTAGCCAATTCATACTATCGATTGATTCTTACTAATTCAGAAACTCTTTCAGTAATTTTTCTAGCATCTTCTAATGTAGTCAATGCTTCAGATGGAGAAATTTGCTGTGCACCAGCAACTGCGTTTTGTAAAATTCTTAACTTACCATCAAGAGATTCTAATAAAATTTGTATTTTTTCGTTGTAAATCATATTAATAAATATTTTAAAATAAAAAAAGGTAGAAGTCGTTAAACTCCTACCTTTTAAAGATACGAAAAAAAATCGAATTAACCAACTTTAATTTGAATAGATTTACTCTTTCTTTCTTCCTTCTTATCAATTGTTAAAATAAGTAACCCATTAGAGAATTTAGCTTCCGTTTTAGTTCCATCGTAATCTTTACCTACACTAAATGTAGCATCAATATCTTCAACTAAAGGAGAACTACCTTCTTCTTTTTTTGCTTTAATTACCACTTTATCTTCGGTAACTTCTAATTTAATATTCTTAACATCATGTCCTAAAACACTCAATGTTAATTGTTGCTTACCATCTTCCAATTGCTTTACATCGTAATCAGTAATAGTTGATGTGTATTTTGTAGATGCATAAGTTGCTGGTAATTGTGTTTCAAATAAATCTAATAAGTTTTTTAAATTTGCTGTGTACATAATAATAAATGTTTTTGTTTTAAAATAAAAATTCGGTTAATATAGTTCAATTTCTATACCAACCGAATTAATTATGACAAATTGTCATTAAATAGTATTATCTTGTGACTCAATTACAGTACTCATATGGTCAGCCCAATGCATTAAATGTGGAAGATTTGATTTAATTGCTTTTTTAGCATCATATACTTTTAAGTATTTTACATTGTCCTCATCATATAATCCATCTGTAAGTTTCATACCAAAGTATTCTTTCTCTGTTACTGAAATACCATAATGTTGTAATGTGAACATTGTTCTATCCGTATGAGTCATAAAATCTAATTCATCATTAGAAGTAAATACTTTACCTTGATTCTTAATATGCCATTCTGAAGGATTTGGTATATAAAATGGCTTTCCTTTAGTTCCCAACTTACCTAAATCATGATGTAATGCACAAAATATTAATTCCTCATCAGTAAAGTCTGGTTTACCTCCCATACTGATAAATAATTCTTTTACTTTAAGTGCATTCTTACAAACATTAAAAATATGGTCTATATAACCACCTGTATAACAATTGTGATACCCAGCATTTCCACTTGCGGGTGATATTGCCAAATTAACTCCTAATTCATTTTCAGAATACATGAAAAGGAGTTTTTCTAATCTTTCTCCTGTAAAATACTTTTTGATAATAGCAATAAATCTCTCGTAACTTTGCTTTAATTCTTGTTCTGTCTTTTGTTTCATCTTTTAGATTTTAATTATTTTATTTATACTTTTTTTTAGTGCTGTCAGTGCTGTCTAAACTAATACTATAAAAAGATACCTCAAATATACAAAATATTTTTAAAATTTCCAAATATTGAACAACTTATTTTAAGAATATATCCTTTTTTGTCAAAATTTTGTATAAAATTTCTACTTCTTCTTCAGTTGTTAACTCTGGTAAATCATCATCAAATAATCTAACGGTAAATATTTGTTTACCATTTTCATCAAAGAATTCATCAGATTCGGAACTAAATAATACGGGCGCATATTCCATATCAGGAATTTCATCTTCATCAATATCAATTAATGGAATTACATAATAATAGTAGGAATCCGTTCCATTTTCCACTTCCATTCGATGACACTTCCATCGCTCGAATGAAGCATCTGTTATTTTAGTTTTGGGAATTATAATCATAGTAACAAATATAGTAAAAAAATATTATAAAACCAAATTAAATTAATTGTAAATGAAACAATTCGGGTCTTTTCAATTTTAATAAATTTAATTTATCGATACTTAAATCAGTTGGTAAAAAATCGTTTTTCTTATTAGATAAAAATCTAAAACCTTTTATTTTGTCATAATTCATTAAAAAATCAAAAATGTATTCATAATACATACTATCTGGTTTGCTATTCATATACCCTTTAATTTGATTAATTATACCATCATTATTGATTACAATGAATA